GCCTTGAATCGTGCAACACGGTCTGACATCTCACGCTCTGTTAAGCCACATACTTTAGCTAAGTTCTTAATACCCGATCCATATAAAACAATATCTTCAATAGTGTTCGTTAAACACCACCCGTTCTCTTATGAACTGCTCTATGTCACCATAGAAGTTGAGACTATATCATCATCCGAAGATGCCAACCGCTTCCACTCACTTGAGTGTACTCCCTTTCGGGATAGTCGTTGCACTTTACCTAGAGTAATACAAGGTTATTTAGTGAATGCCAAATGACATTCATGCTCTATCTGATGACAGCTCTTACACAGCATCTCAAAGTTCTCTAATACATTATTAGTACGATCATGGTCTTTATGGTGAACACACCATTCATATCTCCCAACATCTTTAAGATCCTTATCACACCTATTACAGTTATGAACAGTCTCTCTTAGGCGCTTTCTTATAGAATAGAAGTTTCCCATACCACTTACATACTGATTATGCTCCTTGCCTTTCTTATTACTTCCTCCCTTACCTAAACCTACAGTAGGGTCTCCGTTAGCGACTCTAACAGACATAGCGTCATTCTTACGCTGAACTCTGTCACAATCTTTACTACAAAATTTACTCTTTCTTGGAGGGAGCTTTCCCTCACAAATAATACATTTCTTCACAGGCATATTACCTCCATGATTTTGTGTATTACTCTAGGTCTTAGCTCAGGATTGTCTCTTAATAAGAGGTGTCCCCTGAATTCAATTGGTTTTAAATGCGCCTTTATAACGCATAGATAAAAGTTTTAGCCATATCACGGATAGGCAAGCCAGCAAGAGTTTGATTATGCGTGTGAATGTCACCATCCAACACGATAGCCGTATACTCAAGATCATTAAGGAAGTGTGCAAGCATACGAAGCTCTAAGCCTGCACCATCACAACCTAAGATAGACTTGCCAACGCCTGCAATAAATAGGTGTCTTAGAGGGTGAAGCCCACGACTAGGTATATTCACAACGAACTTATGTCTCATACGGAAAGTGTTAGTGCCTATGCTGAAAGCCTCGGCAGGTACTCTCCATTCTTCTGACATATCCATTGGGAATTCACCCATACGCTCGTAGTACTCCCAGCCTGACATCCCTATGATCAGTGCTGTAAGCCTTAGCTAGTAGACCTTTACAGAAGTTACCTTTACCTTTCTGGCTAGGCCAAGAGCGGTGCTTCTCAAAGTACTCCATATCTTTCACGTTCAAGATCTGGCTTCTACGAGATCGCAAGACATACCAGTCAACTATATTACCTAGCCAATCAGGTATCTCTCCATCTCTCGCTCTCCAAGCTGACAAAGACTTCTCATCAATCTTGCCTGACCATGGTTTAGGAGGCTCCCCTGTTGGGTTCTCCTCTTTATCATTAATGAACTTCTCATCAGAGTCACCAAAGGTAACACCAAGCCAGCCACGAGGATACAGTACATTCTCTTTGAAGAGTAGTCCCCTTTAGCAGTTGTGAGCTTCCACACAGTCGCTCTTGTTCCTATCCGACCTTCTGGGTTTAATGCCATGTATCGGTTAAGGTGAGCTGATAGCCATGAGCAGTCCTGATTAGGGAAAGCCTTACCGAAGGAGGCACAAGTTTGAAGAATGTTCTTCATCTTCATAGGCTCGGTCTTAATACGAGGAGGGATATTAGGCAGGATTAACTTAGAGACATCTTCCATCTCCTTACCAATCTGAACCCAATCTAGCCAAGCCTGCTTTGTATCAAGACGGAAACCGCGCTGGGCCTGTCTACCTACTCCAATAGCTACTTGAAGTTCCATACGATAAGCTGACTGAATACCTAGCCCAGATACAGGGTTTCTGCCTCGTCTTAAGTGATCTGCCCAGTCATTGTTCATCAACCAGAAGAAGAAGTCCTTACCGATGTAAGTATCCTCAGAGCAACGGTGCACCATGTGGTCAGTCAGCTTAGACCAGTCTTCGTTCTCAGGCTTATAGCGCCCAATACGAATACCGTGTGCCTCAATGCTGTGTGGCCCTACGTTAGCACGGCCAAGAGCGTATGCTTGAGGAGGTGGCTTTCTGTCTGGGTTAAGCAACTGACTAAGGATCATTGTATCCATTAGAGCTTGAAAGGGAAGTATTGAGAATGCTCTCTATCCTTTCCACGAGCTTCAAGGTAGTTGAATTTCCAGAAAGAAGGGAACACTATCTCGAAAGCTAGGGCATCATACCCAACTGCGTTCTGGAAGCACATAGCCTCTGCTTCCATTAGCATAGCCAAGGCATCTATTAGATACCCATCTTGGCATCCTTCCTGCTCTAATAGCTCACGAGCGTTCTGGTCTCGCTTCTCATAAGGATCAAAGAATACGAACTCCTCACCTGTGAACATATCTGTAATGCAGATAGTGTGCATACAAGATGGGTCATCATGACGAAGAGCTGGTAACAGACCTACCGCTTCCATATCAGCCACTAAGAAGCGGCCTTTACCGCTAATACGCTCACCTTTAGGGTGCATCGAAGGGTAGTGTTCTAAAGGCATATAGCCTCCTTAATCTAAGTAGTTATCCACGACTGCGGAGTTGAATTCAAACTGATACTTATTGTACGACTCTTGTATCCACTCTTCAATGAAATCATCCTCATCAGGTCGATCTTCTGGTGGGAAATAGGTTAGTGCATCTTGTGCACTATCAACAAGTTCTGAATGTAGCTCATCAGTAAGCCACTCTTCATATCTTAATGGTGCTGGTAATTTAGACATTATCATTCTCCGAAGTAGAAGGGCAATTACGTGCAATGTCACGTGGTGTTAGTCCCCAGTTGTAATTAAACCCATAATTATGGGAGTTACCTTTCAGGTCATACTTGTTTTTACTAACAGAGATCTTTATAAACTGACGAAATCCCTCCTCAAGTATAAGAGGAGTTCTATGAATAACCGCTTGATCTAGTTTGAGTAGTAACTTAGGAATAAAAGAGCAATACTCCCTTTCCCTCATCTGCTCTTCAAACTGCTCCATCGAACGAGTGTGACAGTCACTTATATCATAGAAGCGCTTAAATGCGAACTCTGTAGGGCTTGAGCCTGCCCATATATAGGAGATGTCATCTGTCTTAAACCCATCAGAATGCCATCCACTACGATTACCATAAGAGCCTTTCTGCTCATATAAGTTCTTTACAGTGACATAAACATAATCATCTTTATCTACTTCTACTTCTCCTAAAAGCGCTCTTATCCAAGAGAGATTAGGCGGTATTCTATAAGTGTGACTACCTGCCATCTTAATAGGTAGATAAAGATAGCACATTACTTCTGGTATTTCTAAGTCAAAGGAGCCTAAGACTTTAGGCATACACCCATAGCCTCTACGCTTCTCTTCTCTTTTAATGAGTTTCTTCATAATATTCTCTTTATTAATTAAATAATATTAGGATTAGAAGGTTTCACATGTGAAACCTTCCAAGGTCTAATACTACTTGTAGTTATACTTGTATTTATGTCCATAAGCTAAGGCGTGAGCTTCTAACATACGAGGCAACAGACCTATCTTTGTAAAGACATCAGCTTCAACGTAGGCGGGGTAGTCCCCAAATACATTATGAACCTTCAACATAGGTGAAAACTTAAAGTCCCAGCTAATTTCAACATCAAATGTACTACCTGAGAGCTTTGCTGCTACTGGCCGTAATGAGGAACTAAGGAGCTGTTTGAACACCTCATCACTCCCCTTAACACGCGCCTTAAAGGTTTGGTTAAGAAGAGGGGCCATCTCATTAGCTTCTGAGATCACTTGTGCATACAAGCGTGCCTCATCTTCATAGGCACGCTGACCTTCTACTGTGCTTAAATCATGTTCCATATCTTACTCCGATTTGTTTATACCTATAAGGTAGGTTAATTAGAATTCACTATTAGTTGCTTCTAAGTCATCTGCTGGTAGTGTTACAGCTTCACTTTCTGGGGAGGGTGCACTTCTGTCACCACGCCCACCTCCTCCATCATCAAAACTGTTACGAGCGCGTTGCCCTTCATCACCATCTTTCTCTTTACCAACTTCGGGCAAGTCATACACACCTTTAAGCTCTGTGTAAGTACCCGTCCTAATGTCTTTCTCTGCAACCACAGTACTCCCAACCATGTGACCGATACCTCGGTTCTTAAGGTTGCGATATAGCGTAACGCACTTATTACGAAAAGTGCTGGCAACAGTATTACGCTCGATACCCCAAACAGCGTTAGCCCAAAAAGTAATTGAGCCAGCCCCACGAAAGTCAGACTCGTAAACTTCACCGCCCCTTGTATGAGGTGTTCTGCCCCCAGACTCATGAACTTTAACGAGGTGAGATAGCAGCATAATATTAACAGGATTTTCATCTTTAAATGTTCCTAATCGTTTCATAGTTTCATCAATAGCCTGAACGCCAGAAGCGACTTGACCTTTGTCGTTCTTATGCACAAAGGCTGTTAGGTTATCAACAACGAAGTACTGGTAGCCTAATGCAAAGCACTCTTCCATGACTTCCATCACAGCATCTACATCTTTGCTACCGTCAAGGTCTGCAATGATTAGTCTGTCTTGGTTATCTAGGAGGTCAATAGCATCATCTAAGTCTTGCTGATTGTACTGACGAGCAGGGTTAACTTCTGCACCTGCCTTAACTTCATCTTCTGTTTGAGGAGGTGAGTTAAAGTCCTTACCAACGAGCATACCCGCAAAGGTACGGACAGTCTCAGCGGCTTGGTTTTCAAGGTAGATAACAACAACGTCTTTACCTTGACGCATTAGGTTATCCACATGAGCCATAGTGGTATCAGTCTTACCGACACCTGTACCAGCTCCCCACACAGATAAGTAATGTAGTCGAATAGCAAAGGTAATAGCGTTAAGGCCATTAAGCCAGTAACTAATACCCATCTCTGTCATCTCACGAGCTTTCTCTCGTAGGTCACGGACGCGCTTCAACTTGCCATTAGCTTTCTGCTCTTCTGCATTAAAGATAGCGGATACGAACTCAGCATCTCTACCTTTGTTAAGAGCATCATTAGGATCTTTACAGCCACTAGGCAGTACGAGTCTTCGTGACTTATCACGGAACATCTTAGAAGCTGCTAAGTTAAGGGCATTACCTGTCTCATCATCATCAAAGCACCAGATCACTTTAGTAAACTGATTTATTACATCTTTGTTATCAATAAGCTCTTGTACACCCGCCTCTCCTTTGTTCACAGATAATACGAACATCTTGTTAAGCCCATCAAGTGACTCTCGTCCTCCTAATGTTTCTAGCTTATTCATCTGCTTGATGAACATCTGCTGAGCTGCCATAGCATCTGGCTCACCACCAACAACTAGCAGCATATTCTTACGCTGACCAGAAGCAGAGATCTCTTTAAAGGTATTCAAGCCGAACATATCTTGAGCACCAAAGAGCTTGCCTAAATTACCATAATTAAATGATTTAGGTAAGGTTCTGCACTTAGCACCAACTAATTCACCCTTCTCATATCGAGGATAATAATGCCGTACTACCTGCGTCTGACCTTCATCATGACCTAGTGCCATTGCACGAAGCAGAGGGTCTGAGATCTTACCAGAAGCATCAAGCTCACGAAAATCTCCTACGCTGTACTGTATATCCCCCATGATTGGGAGTTCTGAGAGCGGCTTGGCTGTGCCTGCTGCCTCATAGTAAGGCTTACCGTCTTTGTGGAACTGTTTACGATAGCAGTAGCCACCACCATCATCAAAGCGCATTAGGTGATCACCTGATTTGTCGTGGCCACCTAGTCGGCATTCATGACAAGGCTCATTACGAATAATATTACCCATTATCACGGCCCTCATGATTGATCAGAGTGCTTGACCATGGCAATAGGCAATCGAACCCTTGCTTAGACTCATCGTAATCAAAATCACGCTTTAGGCTTCGCTTAGCACGCTTAGAGAGCGCTTTAGGCTTCTTACTTTCGTACTGATCTTCACGAATCGACTTTCTGTTTTTAATTTGCTGATCTACTTTAGACATTATAATTCTCTTTTATTCAAATTAAGAGGTTTCACATGTGAAACCTGAACTGTGATATTACCGATAGGGTAGTTTAAAGGTTCTCGATGAGAAACTGTTCCTATTAAAGCCATTAGTAGGAATATCATTGCAATAGCTATCTCTTGGTCATGAGTCATTATTCACCTCTGAGTTATTAATTAATAGGATAGTAGTACCAGTAGCTCTTAACGCTCTTTATGCTCTTTATTCTCTTAACGCTCTTAACGCTCTTGCTCTTCTGGTGTACCTAGAGGGTAGGTTAATTAACTGGCTAGGGAATAATAGACTTAAACGAAGAAAGCCCACATAAAATGCAGGCTTCTTAAAGGAGGGTTTTGGTTATTATAATAATAATTAACCAAACAAGTAAGGGGAATTCCTAACCTGTTCTAAGTCTAAAATTTAATCCCATTACGCAAGTAATAGTTAGTAGCACGGATAAGGTGACTTGCATCCATGCTGTGAACAAAGTTAGGCGCGCAAGAGCTCCCCATACGTCTTGCATCTATTTTATTTGTATCTTCTTTAACACGGAACTTGCAGCCACCTAACATGTTAGTGAAGACTTGCTTATCTTCACTTACTTCAAAGATAGATTGTTCTACAATAAATCCAGTAGGAGTTACCCATTCTAATGAAGAGCCTAGAGTGGATACAACTGCTGTAACTGCTTTAATATACTTCATACCCGCTTTTGCGGCCACTACCACCTCGCTAATACCCTTCCACGTCATCATAGAAGCTAAAGAAATAGCCTCTTGCAGTGGCATCTTGCCGCTCTTGTCCGTGAAATTATGAACTTTACCTGCTAACATACCACCTGCAAGCTCTTTACGCTCTGCCTTTTCTTGCAGATCACGAAGATAGTCAGAGATAGAGTCGCGGCATGTAAGCTGTGAGCTGCCATAGGGTAGCGTCATTACTGGCTTTTTCGTCATAGAACGATTAACACCAATATTAAGCCACTCTTCTGACATCTGGTAAGCCTTTACCTTGCCGATTTTCTCTTCAATCTTATCCCACATGGGTACGTCTTGAGTGTAACCATTTACAATGGCATCCATCCAGTTGTTTACATGATCTGATACAGCTCTATAGATATCTTGAGGCTTATCAGAAGGCTGATAAAAGTACTTGCTTCATTGCCTTCTTCAACATGATCAAGTAGTGCTGCATACTCATAGCACCACGCTAGGAACTGCCATGGCTTATCCGCGTTAGTCCATTGGGTAAAGCTGATTGGATCTGCTGCAATGTCTAAACACATATCTTTGAACTCAGAGGTTTCACAGCGTGAAACACGTTCATCAAATTCTTCTTTATCCCATCCCCATACATTGGCGCCATGGACTTTAAGCCAATATTCGCCCGTGTCGCCCAGTTCTAGCCCTTCTGAGAAGCGTATCAGTGCTTTTTGAAGATCACCACCTTGAGGGCTTAAAAGTGAGCCCTGCGAGTATACGCGGCTTCTAAAATCCAACGTATAAACGAAGAAAATCTCAGAGAAGTCTTTAAACTTGATACCTTGATCAATAGTGGCAATAGCCTCTCTCACGTCCCCTCTGCGCTTCTGCTCGGCTGCATAATAAGACACGGTATCTCGCTTCCATTTTACAAAAGCGCCCTTCTGATCATCGAACGGGTGAACCTGCCAGCCTACTCGCTGCAAGCCATTAATAGAGTCGTAGACTTCTGGCATCTGGGCATAGGATAAGCGCTTAAGGTGCTTCTTATTCCTGACCTTAACCATGTTCAAACGATTAGATACTTCTTTAGAGTGATAGCCACCATTGAAAGGGCTTCTCCAGTCGCGTGGTGGTACTACACAAGGCTCATAAGCAGGAGAAAGGCCGCCCATTACTTGCTTAATTCTTCAATCCACTTTTCAAGGTGCTCAGTAGGTACAATAGCGGCAGGAGTGGCACGGTTTTTACTGTTACCAGTACTAACATTCACCTTCTCAATAAGTGCGTTACCATCCATTAGCATGTTGTTTGCAAAAACGTCTATCATCTTAGCGCCAAGCTGCAATATGTCGTTCTGTGGCCATGGAATCCAGCGATCAAAGTCAATCGCATACTCTACTTTTTCAAGTAGTGCTTTGTACTTATCTTCATCAATATCAAGTAAGCGCTTAGTCTCAATTTTAGAGACTTCACCCTCATGCAATGCCTGAAAATTAGACAGCAATTTGATCTCTTTTTCAGCGTGAACAAGGGCATCGTGCTCAAACTTGTAAGACTTATTAGCTCGTTTCTTTAAGCTGTCTTTAATTGCACTTATGTATTCAGGGGCAGCATTGTCTAGCTTAGTGAAGCGTATCTCATCCTCAATGCGCTTGCCGATATTATTAGCGAGTGACTGAGCAGGGATTTTAGAACCCGTTAGTGAATCCATTATAGTTTTTATAGAGATGTACGCGGCGGCTTCTGGACTAATACAAGCAAGGTGCTGCAAGCAAGCGCTTGGCTTACCTCTACGAGTAGCGTAATAGTCCTTATAAGCTGTGATAGCTTCGGCCATAGGTTTAACGAATTCACGAGTCAAACGTCTAAACCAGTCAGCTTCCGAGGCTGCACCACTGTCGATAGAGCGCTGGTTATTCTTAGTGAATCGCAAGATCCCAGAACCGTGCATCTCTGCTTCTAATTCTAATTGTAATTTCATTAGATCTTTCATGTTACTTACCTAATTTAGCTTTAGTTATACGAGAGCAGATTAATATCTCATCTTTTTCTGTTACTGTCAGTGATTCACGAGCGCCATAGCAATATCTGTGCAATAAGTGCTTGTTGCCACGTGAACTGATAACGCCGTGAAATATTGTAGCTGTTTCTTTAGTGAATCCGTGCGGGTTGTAACTTCTCATTATTCTATTCTCTCTTGGTGATTATTATTAAAATCTATCAAGATAGCCGCTCTAAGAACGGCTATGAGTTAGACTCTACGCTTCAAGCGCTGAAAGTAAATCGTCTTTAGCCTTTGTTAGCACTTCAAACACCTCATGACCTGAGCCATAACCGCACTTGATGATCTCGCGGAAAGCCTTTTTAATAGCTGTAGGCTTAGTGCTCTGCTCTACTGTAAGGCCCAGCACGGCATAGGCGCATTTGCTCTTGAACTGTGGCAAGATAGGTGCATTAGATGCCTTAGAGCGTGTTGTCTGAGCTGCTGTAAGCTCTTTGATCAAGGTATTAGCGGCATCAAGAGCACCTCGCAGCTCTTGAATCTCAGCACTTAAAAGCACTTGTTCGTCTTCTTGGGTTTCCCCATAAGGTGCGACCATTGCAGGACTAGCAGAGGTAGAGCGTTCTGGTACGTTAGCAAGGGAGACAGCCGCGCTTAGCTCCTTTTCCCGTGCCGTTTCTGGTGTATCCTCTACCGCCTTGGGTTCTGGCTGCTTAACTGCTACGGGATTTAATAGCTGGTTAACTACTGCCGTATTTAGCGTGCCACTTGCCGCGAATTCTGCCGCTTTGTCTAGTTCATCTTCTGTGGCATCACAAGCAAGAGCGTAGAGCACGCGCATTGCCACGCCTTGAAAGCGCTTATCATCTGCGAACACGCTTGCAACCTTCATTAATTTACTAGCCTGAGCCTTGCTGATATTGAACTCATTGCGGCAAAACTCGATGAATTCAGCATAGCTACCGCCCTGCTCTTTGAGTTCTTCTTTCGCCTCAATAAGAAGCAAGCCGACAGA